CTATTGGCTCAACAGAAATTAAAGTCATTGGCTCTTTTACACCTCTGTAACTGCCTATCATGTTAATAACTGCTTCAATTTGTCTTTGCTTGTAATTGATATAAGTATTTTTAAATATCTCATATCCATCACGCATCTCTTGTCTACTTCCTAATTTACCAGGCTCGGCAATACCAAATAAAGCCGGAGTAGTAATTTGATGTGCTACATAAATGTTTGTTCTAATCAGCTCATCTACATGACCAAAATCTTCTTTAGTTAAATCACTTGCACCCAAGTCATCTATGATTGGCTTTCTACCACTATCGTTTACGAATGACAAAAGGAATTTCTTGCCATCACTACCAGTAAACTTATTCTCAAACTTACGTTCAATAATTCTTTTCTCTTCTGGATTAGGCTCTCCGTTAGGTAAAGTAATTAACTTGCTCGGAGTGAAGCCAGTTTGTGCATTGCCTAAAACGTGTTTACTAACCTCAATATCGCTCTCAATATAATTCAAACCACCGAAATAAGATGGCAAAGGGTAAATGCTAATACCAGCTCTATATTCTTTTACAAATAAGATTTGGCTTCCTTTAGGGAAGTTAGGATTGAATGCCGGATATACTTTAACCTCTTCGTGTCTATCTTTCCAATTCTCTTTAATCCAAAATTCTGTGTTGTCTTTGTTAGTTCTAACTTTAGAATAATCTACATGGTAAATATCCGAGATCATTCCATTCATTGACCAAATAACTTGAAGATAAAAACCACCGAAAAGCTCGTTATCAGTTACTATTTTTTTAGTTACCTCTTCAAGCGTTTCTACTTGGTTTGCATTTCTAATAAAAAGCTCTCCGTAGACATCTCCAGCCTTCCAGCCATTGCCACAGATATAGTTAATCTTACCTTTTATTAATGCTTGGTGCTTTGCAGATTTTTTATAAAGCTCTAATAAGTATTCTGGATAGTCATTTAAATGACCATACTCATAATAACCTATTCCTTTTTTCTCTTTATAATCCGGTTGTCTTGCCTCTGCAAATGTTAATATACTGAAATTATCCATAAACTACGTATGTATTTAATGTTTCGTTAGTTGTAAATACTGTATCATTGTCAATTACTCTTACTAAACCAACTTCTAACTCTTCTCCGGTTGTAGCTACTGCTGAATTTGAGCCAAATACTAAATAATTCCATTGCCCTATTGTTAAAGCATTGAAAAAAGCATAAGGAAATTCATTGTATCTATTAGGATAAGGACTTAAATCGGTGCTTCTTAATTTAGTAATAGTAATTACTTGCTTCGTAACCACATTAGTAAACTTAAAATACCAATAAGCCCATGCACTCGTTTCTTTTTCATTTAGAGTGAAGATAAAATTAGTAGGATTGTCAACGTTTAGTACCATTCTATTAGTAAATAGGTAAACCTCTAAAAATACAAAAAGGAGTGGTAAAAACCACCCCTCTTTTATATACAACTACGAACAACCTTAGTTTGTAATGCTATCTACATTTGCTTTTAAAACTGACCACATTGGCTCAGCTTCCATTGCTTGGAATGTTAAAGAGTAGCCATTTCTGTCTCCAGATGCAGTGCCAGTAGCAGAATTACCAGAAGTAATATCTAAACCATTTTTTGCACCTAATAACCAGAATGAGCCATTCATATCTTCCACGATAGCCAATAATCTGTTTTTTGCAAGTAACAAGATTTCATTTCTTGTAGCTGCAGCTAATTTATTTAATATTACTACAACTTCTTGTTGGTAGAATATAGTTCCGTTTTGTACGTTAGCAGTAATGGTTTCAGTAAGTGAAGATGTTTCACGAACTTGAGAATACAACCAAAATTTCTTACCTGCATCCATTGTTATTGTAGCAACACCAGCAGCATAAGTCATTGAAGCATTATCAAATTCTACAAATCTTACTGACTTAACTCCACCTAACGACTCTTTACAATCTAATACGAAACCTTGAGTTAAAGGACAAGCCATGTTTATTTAATTTAAGATTTTAGAAGAAAAGTGGGAGTATTTAAACCCCCACTATAATTTTATTATGGTACTAATACGAAAGCAACCATTTGAGTACCGAACGCATAGTTCACACCCATTTTGAATTCGCTTACGAAACGAACTTCATCAGCTTCTTTTGCGTAGAAGATTTCAAATTTCTCTTCTTCGTTCAATAAGTCAGTACCTAAAAATAAGTTCTCTAAATTAGTAGAGTAGATTTTAGAAGTACCATTTAAACCTGGAGTAGCGATTACTTCAATCGGAGTACCTGGTAAGAAGAATGAGCTATCAGCTTTTACATCTACTGCATAGTTAAACATGTTAGCGTTTTTCAATGCAACTGTATAAGTACGGAATACATCTTGACCACAGAAGATTTTAGTGCTATCTTTAGCAACGATTTCAGCCGGTAAAGCTCTGTAAACTGCATCAAAAATAGCAACTACGTTAGAAGTAGTAATACCTACTGCAGTAGTGATAGCAGCTGGTAAATAAGTAGTAGTGTTAGCTAAAACAACAGTACCATCAGCAGCAGCTAATTTAGCAATACCATCAAATTTGTTTAAGTTAGCAGTACCAGAAGCAGTATCTCCTTGCCAGATAGCAGTTTCTAATTGAGCAGCAATTTTAGCAGCTTTTAAGTTAGAATAATCTTCAGCATAAACCATTTCAGTATACATTGATCCAGCCGGTAATGCTTTTTGAAGATATTTAGTTTCTAAAGATTTGATACAAAGTGACTCGTTAACTTTGATTTTACCAATAGTTACAGTTCTTTGAGTAAAAGTAGTAGTACCAGAAGCATTGAAGCCACAAGTTCCACCAGCTTGGAATACTGCATCAGTATCCATGATGTTGATTTTTTCAGCAGATTTTACACCTACCATTACGTTACCTTGATTTTTAATCAAAGTAGCAGTTTTTGCACCTAATACGGCAGCAGACACTAACAAATCTTGATTTTCTGTAGTGTAGTTTGATAAAGCACTTACGTTAAACGCCATTTTTCTTAATTTTAAATTGTTATTTGATTATTTTACTTTTTTAGCCATTTCTAAAAATCGGCTGATTTTTTCGTTTTTCTTTTCAATTTTTTGAAAGCTACTTGGAGCATCAATAGGATCAGCAGTTGCAGTATTAGCTAAACCCTCAATTGCAGAAGCTAAATCTTTAATAGCTGCTTCAAATTTAGAGTACATTGCTAAAGCATTTTCCTCTTGGCTTACCAATTTTGCAGATTGCTCTTCAAATTGACCTTTAGTAGCTGCTAATTCTTCTTCAAGTTTAGCAATCTTGTCTTTTAATTCTTGCTCGGCATCTACTTCCGGCATTTCTTCTTCCACCTCTGGAGTTTTAATTTCAACAATCACTCCGTTTTCATCTACAACGATTACAGATTTGTCTGCTAAAATATGCTCTCCCATTGGTGCTAAAGTTCCATCAGCTAAAGTAACAACACCACCTACTTCATATTTATCTACGTTGATTGTAGTACCATTTTCTAATGTGTACTCTACAAATTCAACTTGACTTTCTGCAGCAGCTGGAGCTTCGTTAAATAACTCCTTCACTTTGTTTACGAAATCAATTGGACTCATGTTTTATTTTATTTTAATTAGTGAACAATAATATTAGTGCAACTTAACTTGGTCAAGTAAGTTTTTGATTTGAGATTTTATTTGCTCTGCTTTCATTTCCTCTGGTCTTTTATACTTAAATAAACCCTCAACCGAGAAGCCTTTGAAATCTCCGTTCTTAATAGATGCCCATACTTCTGGATTATCTACCTTGAAACTTCCAAACCAACTACCCTCTGGTGCATCTTCAAAACCAACCATTGGGTGTATGCCTCTTTTCTTTGAAGTAATAAAGCTCTCAAATAAAGTAACCCCATCAACTATTTGCATAGGATTGTGCATTAAGTTTACGTTTGCTTGATATCCCTTTTGGAAGTACTTTTGTACTATCTTTTGAATAGTAGCTGCATTGAACACAACATAATACTCTCCGTTTGCATCAAAACGATAAATCGGAGTGTCCGAAAGCATTAAAGGACCAGAAACGATTTGCTCATCCTCATTGATTGAGAATTTCATTTTTTGAACACTTGTTAGTTTGTTTTCAGCCCAAGTTAAAGCAGCTTCGCCACCCCAAGCATCATACATTAATTTACCACAACCATCTTCGTAGCTTTTAGAGCTTTCTAAATCTACTTTGTGTCTGCTTAAATAAGAGTACATTCTTTGGATAGTATCTAAACTGATTGGCTCTCCACTTGCTAATTGATTAGCTCTTGTTTTACCTATGGGAGTCCCACAAGTACCCCAACCATTTTCATTTGCCCAATCTAAAGCCTTTTGAGCAGTATTCTTTACACTCTCCGGATAGTCGCTAAATGAGTCAGCAAACTTTAAGAAATTCTTTTGAATTGCAGGTTTGTCAACGAGTGCGATGAAGTCCACCTCACTGTCATCGTTGAAGTCGGAGCTGATATCTAAATAGTAAAATGGTATATTATTTATATTATTCATATTTATAATTTTTGTTTTTTGGTATTATTTCCCTTGTTGTACTAATTGCTATATTATTTAATTCTGAATATTCTTTAACTGTTAAATAAATGCCTGTTTGTAAATCTAAAATATATTTTCTTCTTCCCTCTCCTATTTTTTCTAAAGTTTCTGCAGTATGTTTTTTACCATAAAAGCTATTGCCAGATCCAGTTTGTTTTAGCTTTAAATTTTCAACTATTTTATTTCTTTTATCATTTTTAGCCCAACTATGTTGTTTTTTCATTTTTTCACTTCTCTTAATTTTCTCTTCTTCACTTTTAACAACTCCAAATCCACCATCTCCCCCATCTGTTAAATTAACCAAAGTGCCAGTACATAAATTAACCCTACCATATAACGCTATAAATTCCTTTTCTTTTTCACAAGCCTCTTCCCATGTTAGCTCATCAAATAATATTTCTACTTCAAATTCTGTTAATGATACAGTCCTATCCCAAATTCTATTTCTTTTATGAGTTTCATATGCTCTTTTATAGTTAGGACTACACCCAATTCCTATATAAAATACCTCATTTTTATCCTTTCTTATATGTCTGTATACATATGCCATATAATAATAAATAGTTTAAATGTTATTTAAAGCGACTTGAATTAAGTATTCTTGTTACTCTATTTTGTGAATTTGTTACATCGCTCTCTAAAACGTATGCTTTTATAGCTTGATTTCCGAGTGCATTAATTGTTCCTTGATTTAATTGAGTTACAGTTTGCTGCATAGGAGCTGGGCTTACCGGAGCTGCTCCAAAACTACCAGTTGGCATATTTACACCACCACCACTACTTGCTCCAGGAGTTTTTACGTCTCTAATTTTTTGTACTGATTTATAACCAGCATATAAAGCTATACCGGCATTGATAGGAGCTAAAGCTGGTCCGACAACTGGAATACCTACTGTACTTTCATAAGCCTTTTGAGCCGATAAAATAGCCGAGATAATTGCACTTGAAATAGCCAATGCTTTTTGAGTATCACTTCCCTCATCTGCCAATTGACTTGCAGTAGCTAAACTTTGCGAAATAGCATCAAGAGCTATAATAGCTGACTCCATTTTAGCACGAGCTAATAACCTTTCCGAGTCTGCAACTTGAGTATTTAAAACAATGTTTTGTTTTTTTAGTTTGCTAACATCTTTATAACTATTTTGCTCTTCTTTAGTTGCTATTTGAGTAATTGAACTCATTTCAGTTAGCTCAATCTTACTATCTTCAAATTGCTTTTTTCTTCTTTCTGCTTCTTCTTTAGCTTGTTTTGCCGCTTCTTGCCTTCTCTTTTTTTCTGCTGCTTGATATTCGTAATTAGCAGCTATGCCCTCAGCATTTGACTTGTTTATAGTATTTAAAGCCTCTTTTGCACCTTGTTGGTCTATTTTCTTAATATCGTTATAGTGCCTAATTTGAGCTTCCGTTCTTCTTCTTCTATAACTTTGCTCAATATCAAATATCTCTTTCTCACTTGCCCCTCTTGCTTTTGCCTTTGCTAAATCAATTTTTTGTTGATTATCTAAAGATTGAGTTAATTGGTCAAGTTCATACTTGCTACCTTCTTTAATTGTTCTATTAAACTCTTTTTGTTTTTCAGTAGCTTCTTCAGCTGCATTTGAAAGTTTATCAAAATAAGAAACTGCTTGTCCTAAAGCAACCACAAGTAAACCTATACCAGTTGCAGCAATAGCTCCTTTAAGAACATTAAAAGCCACACTTGTAGTTTCTACCTCAATTCCAAATAATCGCATTGTAACTGCTGCAGCCTTTGTCGCTAATTCGTTTGCCTTTATTACAATGGTGCTATTTTGAATAACAGATATTAAGTTTTTAAAGCCTTGAATACCAGTATCTAAAAAGGTATTTAACCCTTCACTTAAAGCTAAAGCACCTTGTACCTTTACTAAAGTTTGTTGCAAATCCTCACTCTCAATTCCAAAAGTAGCCATTGCTCCTTGTACTGCTGCAAAACCACCGGCAACACCTTGCAAAGATTGACTAAATGCCTTGAATTTTGCATCTGGATTGAAAGCATCTGCCATACTTTTAGCATCTCCAATTCTATCTCTTAATTCTGCTACTCGTTTAGCTGCATTAACTGCTTCTTGTGAGCCTTCGCCAAATTTAGCTGCTAAAGATACCAAGTCATTTGTTGCATCTCTTAATTGCTTTTTAATACTACCAACCGACTCAACTGCTTGTGAAGAGTCAATAACTATCTTTGTGCCTACTATATTATCTGCCATTTTAATAAATTGTGTCTATTACTTTTAATAATTCTACTTTCGTAGGTTTCTCGCTTAATGGATCATAACCCTCAACTTTGTTTATTCTCCACATCGTTCCATCTATAAGTATGTTTTTTGCAAAATCTAATGTTCTTATATCCATGCTCGTTAAATGGAATTGAGCAGTCAAGATTGTGCTATTAGGATTTGTTATCTCTGCAAAGTATTGACTCCAGAATGAATTGAATAATCCATAATTAACTGTAGTGCCGGTAATCGTGTAGTAAATCTCTTTTGGAGATGCCCAACCTAAAGATTGAAAGTAAGTGCCATTATCCGGAACAGTAGGATGCTCCCACATACCAGCATAAGGAAATTGATGAATATTAGTTTGTAAATTACCCCCTCCAGTGTTTTTAATATCCCAATGAGATACAGTCAGCATTTTGGTTTGTAGAATACGGATATTGCTTGAAGTAATACTCTCATCTGCAAAGTTACCCTCTTTATATAAAGCTGGAACTATCTTATCTTGACCATTTGGAGCATAATTAACAGTAGATGCAAATATAACCTCTAAATCATCTTTGTCTTTAGCATACTCGTATTCGCTATCATAACTGAAGTCCATATAGCCTTCATTAAACTTCTCTTTGTAGGTTTTATTATAATAGGCTTCATCTTGTTTGAATTTGAAGTTAAACACACGAGCATTTAATTCACCCATAGGTTTTAACCTAATCTCTTGACTTCTATCAAGTTTGTCGCTCCAATCTAAATCTTCATTTAAGTAAAAATCTATATAAGGAGTGATTATCAGCTTCTTAGCTATATTCTTATCCTCAACCACATAAAGATTAAACATTTTAAGGATTGAAGTAAAGAAGTCCGTTATCTTGATGTTTTGTGGTACTGCATAACGCATTTGAATAGTATCATTAATTACTGCTGGACTTAATACCTTAACCGGAGCATCAATTGTCCATGTATTAATATAAACATCTAAACCTACACTAAAAGTACCACCACCGGCTGGAGTATATAAAATATTAACTTTAAATATATCATTTACTGCTATTGATGCAGTTGTAGATATGTTTTTAAGGTATCTAAAATTAAAACCTGGTCCGGTAGGGAAACCACTTGTATTAAAGCTATCTAAAGTTTGAAAAAATGCACCATTCTTCCATAATTCAAATGAATAAGTGCCTGGTCCAAGAGAAAAACGCATATCAAAACCGAAGTTAAAATTGATATTAGTCAATGCACTTATACCAACATATTGATATTGCCCACTTCCTATTGAATTGAAATCTCTAAAGCTACCACTTGTCCATAGCAAAGTATATGGAGATGCGTTAAATGTAGTACTGTAATTGCTCCCTAAATCTAATAAGTTAGTAACTTGTATTTTTAATCTGTCATCGTTATTAGGAACTATTAATCTCTTGAAAAAAGCAGTATCAAAAAAATCGCATTCGTAAGTATATCCACTTAAATTAAATATCCTTTGTATATATTCCCTAACATAAACTGCTGGTCTTAATGCTTGTTCGTAAAAATGGTTTCTTGCAGAAGTTTCAGCTACCTTGCCATAGTCAATCAATGGATAGAAATACCCAACACCTGGATTTGCATTCCTATTTGCCCAAGAAGCAGCCATATTTGCATAGTTATAAGTATGATTTAAATCTGTAAAGTCAATATTTTCTAATAAGCTAACTCCATTTGATATATTTGAAATGCTATCAGTTGTGCCTTTGCTTAATTCAAAATAAAACCCACCTAATTCGCCAAATACTGCACATTCATACTCTACATGGTTTGCATACTTGACAACCTCCATAACCCTTAATTTACCCTTAAAGATTTGGATATTATCTACTAATATAACGCAATTACTTCCATTAGCAGCTATGTAATTCTCATTAACATTAGGTGCAAATTGATTTACATTCTCAATAGCTATAAATCTTCCAAGCTCGGATATATGGTTGAATATCTTGTTATTCTTTTGGCTGCCTTGTATTACTATTGTCTTTGAATAGCTGGTATTCTTACTCCCAAACTCTTTAACATCATCAATAACATAGCTAATCTCACAAGCTATGTCATCTGTTAAATCTAATTCAAAACCCTCTACAAATATTTGTGTTCTCATTATCGTAATTGTGTGGATTGTGTTCCTAATAGAATGTCTATCTCTAAATTAAATATCTTATCTGCTCCTCTTTTCTTCTCTGCCCAGTCGCTCGTTTCTATTGTTACCGGTATCATCAAAGCATTATTGTCTATTTGAGCATATACTTGTGGAGAAGCTAATAATTCTCTTAACCATAAGAAATCAGTTTCGCTTACATAGTCGCTTACTAACTTAATCTTATGAGTCATTGTATTAGAATAGTTAGTTTTAACCTCGCCTAAATACCCACTTGCTACTCTATCTAAACTTACATCCCTATCTAATCCACTTGAAGTTAGTGTAGTAATTAAACCTAATTTATTTATAGATTGTCTTTCTATATTTGTATTTACACGATTAACCCCAGAGAATAAGAAGCTCTCAAAACCACCCATTGCATTTAAGAAGTGAAGCATAACCGGATTGTTCTTTGTGCAATTAGTTTGTATTTGAACAGTAGAGTTAGGCATATTTACAATAGGATCTCCACTTATTACAAATTGCTCTAACAAATGCACATCTTGAGCCAAGTTTAAATCAGCTCCAGTTATTGCAGTATTATATACACCCACTCCGGTTGAGTCCAATCTTTGGTAAGTTGTTCCATTATAAACCCATTCAATTGTATCTGTAGCGTAGAATTGAGATTTAAAAATAGGAATGTAAGTTTTATAATTCCCATATAATTGTAATATTCTTCTTCTATTTGTAGAAAAATACATACCATCGTAGTAAGTGCCACCTAAATCAGCTATCAAATTATCATTTAAGAATGACGGATAACCATACCATGCAAAACTTGTTTCGGTAACCACATTAGTAGTAATTACTCCAGAAGTACTTTCTGTTCCATATTTAACCTGGTATTCTATATATGGAAAGTACATTGATCTTATATTAGCTTGAATATAGTTCTTTATTATAGGAGCTACATCAAGATAAGCAAATACAGTTGTGCTAAAAGTTATGGCTTTGTATTCTCTCAAAACCATTACTCCGTTAATATATACATCAAATATGTAACGATTATAGGCATAAGGTAAAGATACCACTTGATTTTCTCCGAATGCGTGAATGACTGGTCTACATAAAGACCTCATTTGATTTCTGGCATAATTGCCTTGTAAAACTGCTAAACCCATTATTTATTATTTTCCCATGAATTTTTAATTGCTACTTGTACTTCAAACCCTACTGCTTCCGACAAGTCCTTTTGGAACTCTGCTGAATTAAATAGTTTTAAAGCATTATCAAAATAGTTTGTAGGTTGAATACCTTTCTTTTTTATACTTCTTGCAAATGCAGTAGCTAAACTTCTTAACTTGGTTGTTTGGCTTACTGTACTTCGTATTGATTTTCTTTTCTTTTCCAGGCCGGATATTGTGTACTTGTCGCTCGGTCTTATATTATGCCTTGTAATCCAACCTTGCATTGCATCTATCATTTTTTTAGATGCACCTTTAGTTTTGAATTTATAAGGACTTCCACTTAAAGTTTTACCAACTCCGGCAACCCCTTGATTGACAAAGTCCCAATACTCTGCAGCTTTACTGTCTTTAGGATAGCCAATTGTAACCATATAGCTTTTACCCATATAAGTTACATCAAAGGTCATATCTAATAAAGCACCGGTATCAATCTTCTGCTTTGCTCTTAAATTCCTTTGTGCTGCTTCAATAAACTTCTTGGCATAGGTAGCTAACAAATCTTCAACCACATCCATTCTTCCGGTTGTGGTAAAATCTTGTTTACTTTCTCCTATTGTATAAATCATTTCAAGTTTTTAATTTGTTGTTGCTCGTAATCTTGTTTCGCTTTCAAATATGCTAAATCATTTAAGAATTGAAGTACCGGCATATCGTATACCTCATCTAATTTTACTCTTTCGTGTTCGGCAACAATTGCTGCTTGATAGATCCAGCCATAAGTGTCCATAAATCGTTTACCACTTTCTCGGACTCGGATTGGCTCATCTTCGCTGCTTTCAATAGGCTCTCCAAATAATCCTTTGAATTGTCCATCCAGTTTAGATATACTTTGCAAAAAAAAACCACCATTCCGTAAACCTCTACGATTGATGCACTCAACAAATCCTCTGCATAGATATCGTGGTCTTGGTCTTGGTATTTTAAATCTCTATACCCAAACCAGCTTTTCTTTTGTGGCATTACCATTGAAGCTGCAATCCTATGTAAGTTCTGGACTACATCCCTTTGGAAGTATTTAGTTGTTATATATCTACCAGTCCCACCTACTCTTATTTCTCTTATATCTGGAATAAAACGATAAACATTGCCATTTGCTTTGATATACTTACAAGTTTTGCTTGGTAATTGCTCTTTGTAAATAAATTCAATCTCCTTGCACTTCTTGTTAAATTCGTTCATAGGCATAGCATCTACTTGCTTTTCAGTCAAGTTGTATAGAATTGCCACTACCTTAACGATAGCTTCAAAGTTGTCATCTGTTTTAAGTTGTTCCAATTGTTGAAACTGATATACGGACACGGAGCTCCAATCCATTTTGCTCATAAATTAATTGTTGTAGTTTATTTTAAATAGGTAAAAAATAGAAAGTACCTTACGAAAAGGAGTATTGCCCAAACCCACCTTGTAGGTAAGTAAGTGCCACATATCTTAAAGCATCAATAGCATGATCATTCATTCCTATAACTTCATTCAGCATTTCGCCATTCTTTTGCTTCCACTTGTAACTTGCTAACTCTCTTAATAAATTAGTACTATCGTTTGTGATATTCATTTTATAGCCTTTGAGTAAGTTTAAACCAGCTCTAACCGAGTCAGCTCCTTTCTTTACCCCACTTGCATTGATGCCACAATTAAACAACTCTTGAATAGATTTAGGCTCGGAGCTATCTGCTATTACCGAAGTAATACCTTGCTCTTTTAATTTATCTGCTAACATTGGATTAGTTAATTGCCTTTCATATACAAACTCCTTAATATAAAGCTCCCCATTATACCTCCAAACCCCAACACAAGCCGAAGGATCGTTTGTAAACCCAAAGTCCAAGCCATAACCGACTAAAGCTGCATCTATTGGTATTTCGCTGCACCTTGTATAATTCCTAAATACTAAACCCTCAATCTTACCGGTCATTCCTCGTGCATACACCTTCCATAACTCAAGGTCTACTTCTTTAAGATTTTCAATTTTCTCTACTAACTTCTTGTCTATAAATGGATTGTGTCTATAATCGGATATAATTAATTTAACATTTGGTTGTCCTAATAACTTCTCATGCACCCAGAAAGCCTCATTTGGATTGTAGTCAATATATGTTTTTACTTTAGTACGCATATAAAGCTCGTTAAATACATCATAACGCACCCCATTTGCCTCATTGATAAATAAGTAGTCCCTTTTACCATTCTTGGCATCTTGAGCGTCATCATAGCTTTTAAACTCTATTATACTTCCAGATTGAAAGGTAAATATCCTATCCGACTTATTATATTCCTTGACTAATTGCTTTAATTCCTCACTTGAGCTCCAAATAGTAATGGCATCTCTTAACGCTCCGGCTTTCAAGTTAGGTATATCTTGACCAGCTACAGTTATAACCAAATTAGGCTGACTTACTGCAAAAGTAAATAGTACCTGGAGAATAGAGTAGGTTTTACCAGAGGAAGTACCCCCTTGATTAACTACAATATCCTCTTTAGCATCTAAATTAGCTTTATAAAGTACTCCGGTAGTGAACATTATTTTAAGGTCAAGTCCTTTTCAAGTAAGAATATGGTTGTAGTATTTGTTGTATGTATGCTGACAATATACCAACCCTCGTTTAGATAGGTATTAACTTTGTCTATATCATCTTTAATAACTCGTTGTTTCTTGTCCATATTATTTAATTTCGTTCTCGCTACTTGCTAAAGGTACTGCACTTTCTACAACCTTAACATTTACAGTATTAATAGTTACCTCTTGGCTTACAGTTTCTTTCGGTTTCCCATATACCCTACTCATTAAAGTATCTAAAGAATATAAGCTACCTTTCTCAAGTGATTTCTTTAAAGCATTTGCGACTGTCTTTTCTAATATCGTTGCATTTGGATTTTTAAAGGTATCTGCCAACTCTTCAAGAGTCATAGACATAAGTACTTGAATAGCATCGTTTACCTCGCTCATTTTGTACCCTTGCTCTTTTAAAGCCGATACAAACTTTCTCGGTCTGCCATTAGGATTTCTTACCTCTCCTTTTTTAGCTGGTCTTAAATTCTGTTCGTTAGCCATTTCTCTTATTTGTTTCTTAATTTTTGCAGTTTATCACACATCACAATTATAAGTAATATTAAGGCTTTTAAACCTACTATACCGAATATTATTTTATATGTCATCTATTAAACTTTTCGTTAAAGTATTGTTCTGCAGATTGGTAGCTATTACTCTCAATGTAGGCAGTTTTAACTTGGTGCTCATGTATTTGTTGAGCCTTTATGAATGCTATTAGTAAATCATTTCCTATGAAGTATCTATTTTGCTCCATAAATGATTGTAAGAATTCGACTGGTGTTTGTTCCATAGTTATTTATGATATTCTATTGTTTTATTGTGTAATTCTTGTAAGAAATCGTTATATCTCTTGTTTTGTCCGTACCTAACATGGCATAATCTACAAAGTGCCATTACATTCTCAACTCTATCTTGCTCTTCTTTATTGTTTTTACCGAATTTGCTTCTTGGGACTATGTGGTGGAAATCATGACTTTGAGATCCACAACATTCACATGGAATAAAATCAGCTACTGTATAACCGAAGTATTCAAGATAGTTCTTTGCGTATTTCTGCATATTAAAATTCTACTCCACAAGATGGGCAGATAGTTCCAGTTCCTTTTGTATTATCTTCTTCCTTATCTTCATTCCAAATAGGCACATCTAAACCCCAATTTTGAAGTTCTATTGCATCCCATTCATTAGCTAACTGCTCATAATCCCATTCTCCAGCATTGATATTATCTCTAATTAAGAACTCTTTTAGCTCTTTAGCATTAAAATCAGTTGCTTTCTTTACCCAAGTATCTTCTATTTCTTTATAATTTAAGTCAAGTAAAGCTCTATATCTTTGATTACCACCTACAATTATGTTATTTTCATCTACAATTATAGGTCTTAACTCAAGCATTTTAGGGAATGTCCTTATGCTTTCAACCAATTTCTTAAAATTCTCGTTTCTTACTACTCTTGGATTTTCTGGATTGAGCTTTAAACTTGATAATTTTATCATTTGAATAGTTTGCCTTCGGTTTTAGTCATTTTGTTTATTAAATCTACTTGCTCTTGGTTGTTATCATAATGGATAGCAACTCCCAACCTTTTTACCACAGACCACTTATTTGCTCCGTTTGTGAAGTAAATATCACTTCTTCTTATTCCCAGCTTATCAGCCACATCAAATACCTCTTTGCTATCCTTGCTTTGTCTTGCAGTAATAATTAGCACTCGGTAATTCTCTGCTAATAACTGCTTTGCTTTTTCTTGACCTTTTGAAGTGCTTAAAGTGTCATCAAAATCAAAACTTACTATTTTAGTAGCAAATTCTCCTTGAGCCAATATTGCACGATATACCTTTTCGGCTTTCCCGGCAGTATCATAAATGCAAGATCCGTTACCTATGCGATATTTTCCGTTTCCACATTTATAAACCGGCATCTACTTTCTTTTTAGATTTCTTACCATTCGTACTGTCTTGATTAGGTGCTTCACTCGGTTGTTGAGCGATTTTAAGGCTTTCTTTATATTTATTGGCATAATTATATACTCGGTTTACAAGTTCAAAAACGCAGCTTCCACAGTTGTTTCTATCATTGCTTTCATATAGATACTTATTGTGGATTGCTTTATACTGCTCAAATACTGGTTGAGTTAGGTTTCTCAATACTTCATATTGAATGCTGATTGAGTTGTCTAATTGGGTAACAAATAAAAAATCTAATTCTTCTTGTGTCATTTTCTTATAAATTTAATGATTAATTGAAATAAGATTACTGAAAGGAATGCACCTATAATAATCTCTTTAATATAAATAGGCAAAAGTGAAATTATTAAATAAGCATATACTGGTAAGCAGTACTCGCAACCAAATGGCTTCTTTTTTAAATACTTATTCCAGCTTGGAACTTGGTAGATTTCAAACCATACTACCATTAAAATCAAAGTTGCTATGATATTTTGTAGCATATAGGAGTAAATTTGTTTTCTTTATTTTCTTGTACTTTTTTGAATACCTTATCCAGCTCATCAAGTATCTGGTCAATGTCCCATTCTTTAGGAACGTCTATTTCGCACTCAATAGTGAATTTAATTTTCTCGTTAAATAAGTCGCTCATTTTAGCTTTTCTTTTGATTTTAGAGATAGTTTCATAAATACTTCTTACTGGAATGCCAGTATCGTTGCTTAACTTTTTAGCCTTGCAATTATATTTTAAATAGTATTTAAGTAGGTTGTTCTCGTAGAATGGTAGTTTATCGTGAAATTCCTCCACCTTTTCAAACTTTGCCTCCATTATCTCAAAATCACTTGGAGTTTCTACTATATTAGGTACTTCCTCATAAACTCTCCTAAATTTATTGTGGAATGTACTGTCATTTGACTTAATCATGTTTAAAATGGTGCGAATAACATAGAATTTGAGATACCCATCATTATTCATTTGGAATAATCTCTCTTCTGGAAGATTACATACTACTAACATTACTTCGGATAGCAATTCATCTCGTAAATGCTCCGGCTGCATTTTAGAGATTACATCTTTTAATTCTCTTGAATTATAAAGGTCAGTTATTATCTGCTGCCTCATCTTCGTGTATCATTGACAAAATTAAAGAATATGTTATAAGGTCTTGTAGGCTATCTTTCATACTCTCATTTCTTGCCTCTTTGCCAATTAAGTTGACAATTCTTGATATTTTTATTCCTATTTGATTAAGGCAAACCTGGAATGCAGTAGTACCACATAACATTCCAGTTTCTTTGAAATTACTTAATCTATCTTCGTTTGCATAGTCATCGCCTTTGCTTTCCAAAAGGTCTAATATATCCTTGAATATATCTCTTGCAAACTGTAATTGCTCTTGCTTATTCATTAGAAAGGTAAATCTTCTTTTTTAGTTGCAACCTCTATTTTCCCATTTGTCCAAGCTACCTTGCCATTGCCCACATAAACCCTTTTCTCTTTAGCTTCTCTTTGCTCTTTAGTTTGTTGTAAACTTATAGCAACATTATTGCCATATTTATCTTGCTCATCGTTTATAGATGCAGTATAGTACTTGTATGTACCATCTTCTTGCTTTAGGCTAAAATTAATTAGTGCTGACATTTTTTTGTTCTTTTATTAGTTGTTCGGAATATTCCTCAAGTTTTGCTCTGTTTTCTTCGTTTAGAATTACATAGTTATTAGCCATACTATCAATAGCTCCGGCATTTGCTAAATCAATCTCATACATTTTTCTAAAATCTTCATGAGTTATTTTCATAAGCAAATCTCTATTAATCCAATCCAATCTACCGGTATAACCTTTTAAAGTTTGTTTAGCCCCATAGGTTGCTCCGGTTTCTGTAATTATGAAATCAAAGTAATCTCTACTCAATTTAGCATAAAGTAAAGCCTTTGCAAAGTAAAAAGCATCTGTTGTTTTCGCTGCCATAGTGTAAAATTAAGGTTTTTTGTTAATTTAAATTATTTTATAGTATTTTTTATTCACAATTTATAATAATTGTTAATAGTTTGCATAAATTCATCTAAACTCCAGCATACTGCACACAAGTAGCCTTTTTTTGTTAGATAAGCCATTATTTTTTTTTGAGCTTCGCTTGGTTTATTATATCCGTATTTCATTTCAATATAAAGCCCATGATATTCGCCCATTGGAGTTGGTATATGCAAATCTGGTATCCCAGATGTAGTCCCCT